CTCCGACAGCCGAACAGGGGGCAGGCCCTTCACGGCCGGGGGCTGGGCACCCAGGAACCCAACGTGTCGCAGGTACCATACCCCGGGCTTCGGGTTAGATGGGCTGTCCGGCCTGTAGAGGCTCGCGGACACCCGGGAGTAGCGCCTCTGGGACACCAGCTCCGCGAAGGCGGGCTCCACGTTCCACGGCAGGGCCCACAGGTGTCCCTTCCCCCACCGCAGGGCGGCGACCCATCCCCAGGCAGGCTCGTTGTCCTGGGGGTGCCCGATGACGATGGGGGCCTCGTGGAGGCTGGGGTCGTAGGCGTCGGCAGTAGCCCGGAGGTCGGCCTCGCTGAACTCGACCTCCGATCCGTCTGCCGTGACGAACCGCCCCGGCTTGAGCAGGCGGAACGGGCCCATCACCCAGAAGGATTTGCGGCGTACGCTGCACGAATCAAAAAAACGAGGCGCGGAAACGAGTGTTGTGTCTTCGTGTGCGCCGCAGTTGCTAGACAGATGAGTGTGGTGGACGAGCTCGTTGCAGTCGTCTGCAGAGCGGTTGGCCTTCGTGACCCCGTTGCCATCGACGCCGTAAGGCAGGCCGTGGTCCGCCACTTCGGGGGACAGCAGATCTACATCCCCGCCAGGGCCGACCTCCCCAGGAAGTACGCCTCGATGGTGGAACGCCGCAAGTCCGGAGCCTCGGTGCGTGAGCTGGCCCGGCAGTTCGGCGTGTCCGAGGGATGGGTACGGCGCGTTTTGAAACGATACGGAGCGAGGTGAACCGACGTGGAGCGATTTGACTGCGCAGCTCTGGGGCCAGCAATCGCCGTTGTGGTGTCCTTGCTAAAGGGAGTCCCTGTGGTAGGGGATCTCATTGCCAGGCGCGCCAAGTTAGTCGCTGCGATCGCAGCAGCTACCGCTGTGTTCCTGTCGGGCGCGTTCGACCCTACGCGGCCCCTCCGGCTTCTGGTGTGCGTGCTGGAGCAGCTGGCTGCGGCCATCGCGACGTACGAGATCGCGCTCAAGCCGCTCCGCCGCAAGGTGCTGAGGAGCTAACCATGCCCGTTTCGCACCGCCTTCTCGAAATGGTGAAGCGTTGGGAGGGGTTCCGGCCGAAGGCGTACAAGGATGCTTCCGGCAAATGGACTGTCGGCTATGGCTTCACGGCCGTCGGGGGCAAGCCGGTGGGACCCGGCACGACCATCACGCTGAAAGATGCGGACGCCCTCTTGGTGCAGGAGCTCGAGCGTGTGCAGCAGGCCGTACAGCGCATGGTCCAGGTGCCGCTGCGGCCTCACGAGCTCGACGCGCTGACTTCGTTCGCTTACAACGTTGGGCTTGACAACCTGCGCCGCAGCACGCTGCTGAAGCGGCTCAATGCTGGCGACCGCCGCGGCGCGGCGCTGGAGTTCAGCAGGTGGGTGTATGCTGGAAGCGAAATCCTGCTGGGCCTCGTGCGCCGACGTGCGGAAGAGGCCCTGCTGTTTGCGGGGGTGCTGAATGGACCGTCTGGTGCGTCTGCTCGGTGACCTTGGGGTACCGGACCGCTACGGGCTCATCAGTGGCATCCGAGCGAAGGTGGCCGAACTACTGGTCAGCAGGGCCCGGGAGCTAGGCCCTGAGCGGTTCGCTGCGCTGGGCAAGCAGTTTCTGGAGGCCGTACTCGAGGAGGTGAACAAGCCGTGACGCTGCTGGAGATCCTGAGGCGCCTGGGTGACCTGGTTCAGAACTGGGACGTCATCCGGGTGGTCCTGGACACGCTGCAGGCGTTCCTCCGCGGCGAGACCGTGCCGGTGGTCATCACCTGGGAGCGCTACAGGCTGACCATCACGATTCGCCGCGAGGTCCTTACGGGGCAGGCCGGCTCTGTGGTCTCGGCAGATGCCGCAGGGGACGAAACCGGCGTGCGGCGCATCCGGGTGTAGTCCCGCGGGGGGGCTGGCGTTGGTGGTAACAGACGCCCCGCGGTGCACGTGCGGCGGCCTGCTGCGCCAGGTCCACCAGTGGATGGAGACGTGCACGGTGACCGTCTGGGTCTGCGAGTGGTGCGGCCGCCGCTACAGCTGGTCGGCTATCGCCGAACGCCAGACGTCCGCGAAGTTGCCATCTTACCCTGTCACGGTGCGCCTGACGCGGAAGGCCCGCCGGCGGCTCCAGAGCCTGCAGCGGTCCGGAGACCTCATCCTGGTGCGTGAGGGCGACGCCCTCCTCGTGGTGCCGATCCATGTCCTCTGACCTCACGCTGCTTTCTGGGTTCGTGGCCGCACTGAGCGTGTGGGCGGGGCTCGTGACCTGGATCATGGGCCGGATGCTGGACGGGGTGCGCCAGGACCTGGCCGCCCGCCTGTCCGCCTTCGAGGAGAAGGTCCGGCAGGTGGAGGCCGACCAGCTGCGCCTCCGGGCCGAGCTGCCGGTGCACTACGTCCGCAAGGAGGACGCCATCCGGTCGGAGTCGGTACTGCACGCCAAGCTGGACGCCCTGTACGCGAAGATCGAACAGCTCCAGGCGAAGGGATAACGACCGTGAAGCCCCTGTCTTACTACAACCGCGAGTACCTACGCTGGGTCCTGCTGCAGAGCCTGTACCACGCCCGCCCCGTCGGGGCGAACGAGGACTTGCTGGCGCGGATCCTCCACGACCTGCGCCTGGACGCCACCCGCACGGCCCTGCGCCAGGAGCTGGACTACCTGCGCGGGCTGGGGCTCATCACCGTGTACGGAGACCCGGAGCCCTGGCACGCGGCGATCACACCCGCCGGGGTCGATGTGGTGGAGTACAACGCCCCGGCTCCGCCTGGGATCGCGCGCCCCCCGAAGTACTGGGAGCACCGGTAACATGGCGAAGCGTTCCTCGGTCTACAGCCTCCCGGAGCCCGTTCGGCGGGCAGTCGAGGAACGCCTCATCGCCAACGGGTTCTCGGGCTACGCGCAGCTCGCCCAGGAACTCCGCGAGCAGGGATACGGGGTCTCCCCCGCAGCTCTGACCAGGTACGGCCAGGCGCTGCAGAAGCGCCACGAGCAGGTCATGGCCCGGGTGCGGTTCGCCACGGAACTGGCCCGCGCCATCGCGTACTCGCCGCAGCCAGACCGCAACCCTCTGCCGGATGCGGTGACCGCGATCCTGCAGTCGTACCTGTTCGAGCTGTTGACCGGGCTCGACTCGAAGGATACCGACCTGTCCACGCTCGCCAGAGCGGCGCAGGTGCTGAGCGCCCTGCGACGCAGCGACTACGTGCGGGCGCGGACCGAAAACGAGATCAAGGCGGCCGCCGCAGCCAAGCTGCAGATGACCGACGAGGAGGCACGGCGCCGCGGCCTGGACCCGGAAACCGTCCGGCGGCTCCGGGAGGAAATCTATGGGCTTACCGACAGCAGCAGTCCCCCTGCTTCCGTACCAGCGTAGGTGGGTCTCGGACCGCTCGCGCCTCAAGGCGGGCATGTGGGCCCGCCAGACGGGCAAGACGTTCTCCACGACTCTGGAGATCGTGCTGGACTGCCTCGAGGCAGCCGCGGAGGGCCGCCGCACCCGATGGGTCATCCTCAGCCGAGGCGAACGCCAGGCCCGGGAGGCGATGGAGGAGGGGGTCAAGCGTCACTGCACCGCCGTGCAGCTCGCCTACGACACCTTGGAGCAGGAGTACGCTTTCGAGGCCACCTACAAGGCGTTGGAAGTCGTCCTGCCGGGCGGGTCTCGCATCACCGCGCTTCCCGCCAACCCCGATACGGCCCGCGGGTTCTCCGCAAACGTGTTCCTGGACGAGTTCGCGTTCCACCAGGACGACCGGGCCATCTGGAGAGCGATGTTCCCCATCATCACGCGGGGCTGGAAACTCCGCGTCGTGTCCACGCCGAACGGGATGAGCAACAAGTTCTACGAGATCATGACCGGTCAGGACGACCAGTGGTCGCGGCACGTGGTGGACATCTACCAGGCCGTAGCCGACGGGCTGCCGGTCGATATCGAGGCCCTGCGGGCCGCGATGAACGACCCGGAGGGCTGGGCGCAGGAGTTCGAGCTGCGTTGGGTCGATGAGGGCACCGCCTGGCTGTCCTGGGAGTCGATCAACGCGGCGGAGCACCCGGAAGCGGGGCGGCCGGAGCTGTACCGGGACGGCCCATGCTACGTGGGCGTAGACATCGCGACCAGGCGGGACCTGTTCGTGATCTGGGTGATGGAGCGCACGGAAGATGGGGTCCTCTGGACTCGGGAAATCTTCGAGGCGCGGCGCATCTCGTTCGAGGAACAGCAGCGCGAGCTGGACCGTGTGATGCGCACCTACAACGTGGCCGCCTGCTACATGGACCAGACCGGCATGGGCGAGATGCCGGTGGAGTGGGCCCGCAGGCGCTGGGGAGACCGGGTGCGGGGCGTCTGGTTCACGCAGCAGGCGAAGCTAGACCTGGCCCAGGCGGGCAGGCGGGCGTTCGAGGACCGGCTCATCCGCATCCCGCAGGGAAACCTGGCCCTGCGGTCGGACCTCAGAAGTCTGCGCCGGGCCGCCACGGCGACCGGCGGCGTGCGGTTCGAGGTCACAGGTGGCACGGACAGCCACGCGGACCGGACGTGGGCTTGTTTTCTGGCCTGCTACGCCGCCGCCCAGCACCAAGACTGGCCAGTGGAGTGGCAGGGCACCGGCTTGGTGCGGCTGAGCTGGACCCTGGCGGACTACAGGGGGGCGGTCGCTTGAGGATTCGGATCCACGCCGACCTGCACGTGGGCTCCAAGTGGGGCCTGTGGCCCCCGGGAGTCACGGACGACGACGGCCATGCCTACCCGCAGTCGGCTGCCCAAAAGCTCCTGTGGCGCTGGTGGCTGCGCATCGCCCAGGAGGCGCCGCGGCCCGAC